ATACCTATGCTTGATGGAAATACACGTACAGGAGATAATTTTGTGTCCTTTGCTGTTCGAGAAGGAAACCCAACTTTTAATTATGACACAGAACAATATGAATTGCGTGATACAACGTATCCTTTTTCAATACTTGCTGAAGCTAAACCAGAATTTGCACATAACTTTATTGATGACCTTATACGTATAAATAACCAAGAAGGTGTTTCTACAGAAGAAACTGCCCCAATGATTGATTTACTTAATTATATTTCTGAAAAAAGAAACCGTTAACAAATCAAACAATGAAAATAACAATTGAAATTACATACTTATCAGCTCTGGATAATATCTCTGTATCCAACTTACCTATCCCCCTAAGTTACTCGTGTAGTGAAATATCTAATATATCTGGGGCTGATATAATTTATATAGGAGAAAACAATGGCAGATGAAAAAATTGGCCCAATACCTGAGCCAGCAATGACTAATGAAGAATTAATGGAACTTATGGAGAATATATTCACTCCAGGTGCAGGAGCTATCAAAACGGCAGGAAAAGCAATCCCTACAATAGGAAAAGCAGCAATGAAAATACTTAACAAAATTTTAGGTAAAAATAAAGAAGCAATTAAAAATATTCAACAATCAAATAAATTAAGAGAAAAACTTTTTAAAAAAACACTTGAAGATAAGAATTTTATGAAAGACTTAGCAGAAAGAAATCCACAAATGGTTATGGATGCAAAAGGAAATTTTATTGGTGCTACAAAAGAAATAAAAAAAGCATTACCAGTAATTCAAGAACAACTTGCAAAATATACTGGACGAATGCCTATGAAATATACACCTATTGCAAGAGCAACTGCACAAATACCTATGCAAGCACAAGTTTTACCAAAAGCATCTAGTAGCATTTTAAAACAATTAGCAAAATTATCACCTTTAGCAACTTTGCAAAGTGATTCGGAATTACAAGAGCCTTTGATTCCAAATGAAAATTTAGATTTTTCTTCAATATTAGAAGAATTAATATCAGAACCAAGGTAATAAATGAAAAAAACTTGAGTAGATGTTTGGGCATCGGAGATACCTGTTAATAATAAAAAAGCTTCACGAGAATCATATAAAAAGGGAGGCAAAGTAACTCCTGCGTGGCAACGTAAGGAAGGCAAAGACCCTAAAGGTGGTTTAAATAGAAAAGGTGTTGCTTCATATAGAAGGGAAAACCCTGGTTCTAAATTACAAACTGCTGTAACTACTAAACCATCAGAACTTAAAAAAGGCAGCAAAGCTGCAAAACGTAGAAAATCTTTTTGTGCTAGAATGAAAGGTATGCGTAAAAGACAAAAGCCTAGTAATAATACAGGTAAAGATAGATTATCGTTGTCATTAAAAAAATGGAATTGTTAATAATTGGCTAATTTAAACTTAAATGGTGATATTTCGCAAAATGAAAAAATATTGGAGATGGCACATAACGACCTTATTGTTTTTGGTAAACTATTTTCTCCACAAGATTTTTTAGCTTCAGCAACACCAGATTTTCATGTTAGTGTAGCAAAATTGTTACTAGATAGAGATATCCAACAATTGGCACTTGTCATGCCTCGTGACCACGCAAAGTCAACTTTAGCAGCATGTGCTGTATTACATAGGTTTTTATTTGCGAAAAAAGAAAGCCCAGAATTTATCGCTTGGGTTGGCGAGGCACAAGACCAGGCTATTGATAACTTAAACTGGATATCCACACATATATATGAAAATCCTGCAATACATTATTATTTTGGCGATTTGCAAGGAGATAAATGGACTAAAAACGAAATTGTATTAAAAAATAATTGTAGAATGATTGCCAAAGGTGCTTCTCAAAGATTAAGGGGTAAAAAACAATTATCTACAAGATATACTGGAATAATACTAGATGACTTTGAATCAGAGTTAAATACAAAAACACCTGAAGCAAGACAACAAATAAAAAACTGGGTAACTGCTGCAGTATATCCAGCGATTGATTTTGATAAAGGTGGATTCTTATGGTGTAATGGAACGATAGTGCATTATGATTCATTTCTTAATGGACTTGTAAAAAACTACCAAGCAGCACAAAAAACAGGTGAGGATTACTCCTGGAATATTGAAACACATAAAGCAATAAAAGATGATGGTACTCCTCTATGGCCTTCTAGGTGGCCTATGAAAAAAATTGAGGAAAGGAAACAGTTTTACATTGATTCTGGAACTCCTAGTAAGTTTTATCAAGAATATATGAATCAGGCCAAATCTCCTGAAGACCAAATATTTAGTGAAGAAGATATAACGGAAAATTTTTATAAAGGGTCAGTTAGATATAACGAAACAAGTGAATCTTGGTATATTAAATTAGATGATGGGAGAATTGAATATGTCAATATTTACATGGGTGTTGACCCTGCTTCGACACTTAGTGCTAGGAACGATTATAGTGTCATCATGGTTATTGGTGTTACTTCTGAATACGATTATTATGTTATCGAATATTGGAGAAAACGAGTATTACCGATGGACTGTGCCGACCAAATATTTAAAATTGCAGAACGATATAAAAAAATTAAAAGAATAAACATTGAAACAATATCGTATCAAGAAATGCTTAGAGATTATGTATATAAACGAAGTAAAAAAGAAGGTAAATTTTTACCTGGTATAGAAAAAGGCATTAAAGGATATGGTAATCAAAAGAAAAAAGACAGGTTGTTTGAAGGTTTGCAACCTATGTTTAAAGCTGGTGCTGTACATTTAAAAAAAGATATGCATGAATTTATTGGAGAATTACTTGATTTTCCAAAAGGAAGTCACGATGATACTATTGATGCATTTTGGTTATCAACACAATATGCTAAAGGCAATAAAAAAGCTAGCAATGTAAAAAAACAAAAAAAAGGGGAATCATGGGAAAGTCCAAAAAAGAAATACAATTGGATAACTGGAGCAAGGTATTGATTTGTATAATAAATATATATTATATTTAGAACTATGATAGAAGCAGATAAAAAAGCAATATACATAAAAGAATTATGGGACAGATGGCATGATGCAAGAGTTGATTGGGAAGACCATGCACGTGAAGATATCGATTTTTATTTAGGAAATCATTTTAGTAAAGCAGAAGCTGAAGCTTTAGCAGAAAGAAATCAATCAAGTGTACCATTAGATAGATTGTATGGAGCAATTGAACAATTTAAAGCTATAATAACATCAAAACCTCCTAAATTTTCTGTTTTGCCAAGAGAAGATTCTGATAGCGATTTAGCAGGTGTATGGAAAACAATACTTGAATATATATGGAATATATCAGATGGTAATGAAGTATTTAAACAAACTATACATGACTACGCAGTTACTGGATTAGGTTATTTTTATGCATATATCGATAATGAAGCTGATTATGGCAGAGGCGAAGTTAAATTTACATATATAGACCCATTTAGAGTTTGCGTAGACCCAAATGCAAGAAGCAGATATTTTGATGACTCATCTGGAATGATGCTGTCTACTATATTTACAAAATTTCAATTATTAGATTTATATCCACAATTATCAGAAGTTAATGAAGAAAATGGCAAAATGTTAATTGATGAAATTGAAGGATATTCTGAAGATGAAACATATCCATCTCCTAAAAATAATAGAACAGTTGGAAGTTTTACTCCTGATGTTGTTAAAGATTATGACCATGGAGAAGGTTCAGAAAAATATCAATTAATTGAAAGTTTTTCTAAAATTAAAGTGCCATATTACAGAGTTTTAGATACTCAAACTGGCAATGAAAGAATATTAGACACTCAAAATTTAGAAATGTTTTTACAAGATAAAAATGTTGCAAAAGCAGCCGAACAAGGTATGATTGATATTGTTGAAGTTTTGCAAACAAGAATACAACTTACATGTACATTGGGACAAATAATTTTATATGAAAGAATATTAAATACAGATAAATATCCAATTGTTCCAGTTCCAAATATTTGGACAAATACACCATATCCAATGAGTGATGTAAGAAAAAATAAAGATTTTCAAAGATTTTTAAATAAAACAATGTCATTAATAACTTCACATGCACAAGCATCAAGTGGTTTAAAATTATTAATACCGCAAGGAAGTGTTGATGATATAGAACAATTAGAAAGAGACTGGGCAAATCCTAATGCAACAATTGAATATGACCCTTCATTTGGAGAACCTCACTTTCCTTCGCCACAACCATTATCTAATTCTGTAATGCAATTACCTGGATTAGTAGAAAAATATATTGATTTAAATATGGGTATATTTGAAATGATGCAAGGAAATACTGAAGTAGCTCCTAGAACATCTTCAGCAACGATGATGATGGAAGATTTTGGACAAAGACGTAGTAAGTCTAAATTAAGAGATATTGAAGGAAGTTTAAGAAGATTAGGGCAAGTTGTATACAATTTAGCAAAAGGACATTATACGTTTCAAAAAACATTTAGAATAGTTCAACCAAATAATGATATGAGTGAATATATGGTTAATTTTTATAATGATAAGTCCCAAGCAATATCTGAAATGCAAAATGATTTAACAATAGGCCAATACGATATAAATGTTATTGGAAGTTCTACAATGCCATCAAACAGATGGGGAGAATGGTCAATATATATGGAAGCATATCAAGCTGGTCTTATTGATAGAACTGAAGCATTAATGAAAACAGATATTTTTGACAAAGAAGGTGTGTTGCAAAGAATGGATATGATGCAACAATTACAATCTCAATTAGGTCAAGCAGAAGAAATGATTAAAAACTTACAGGGCGATTTACAAACAGCAAATAGAGAGTCTATTGCTTCAAGAAAAAGAACTGAAGTTGAGAAATTTAAAACAGAATTAAATAGAATTAAATATGATGAAAAGGCTGTTAACGCAGAACAGTCTTCTAAACTAACCAATGCAGTTAAACTCGAACAAGAGAAATTACGTTTACGTAGTCAAGCTCAAGAAAAAGACGAGAGATTGCAAAACAAGGAGAAATCATGAATAATGCACTTGAAGACGGAAATCTTCCTATGGAAGGTCAATCCAATGATAGAGCAGGGCATCAAGACAAGTCGACTCAGCAACAAGAACAATCTGGTGATTGGAAATCACAAGCTAAATATTTTCAATCAGAAAAAGATAAGTTACATGTTGAAAATCAAAAACTAAAGCAATATGAAGAAGTAGGTAAATTTTTGGAATCAAGACCTGACATTACGCAAGCAGTTGCACAAATGGCTCAGGGTGGTCAACCAACACAACCTCAAAGAGTTGCTATGGAAAAAGATGAGTTTGACCCATGGGAAGCCTATAACGACCCTAAGTCTAAATCGTATCAGTTTCGACAACAAGAGTTACAGGATTCTATTAGTGGAGCTGTTCAACAACAAGTATCTGGGATACAAAAACAAATGGGAATGGATAAACTTCAATCAGAATTAGCCGCTAGAGGTTTAAATGCTGAAGAAATTAATTCATTCGTTGATTTTGCAAGTAAAAACCCAGCTGAATATGGTGTTGATGGTGCTATTAATATGTGGAAATCTGTAACGCATCAAGAACAACAAGGGAGCAATCCTTTGGATTCAATTCGTAGAACTCAAACAATTCCTCAACAAGCTGGCATTCTTAATGGACAAAGGCCTGTAAGGGAATCTGATGATGATACAATGTGGAAAGGTGTTATTGGTGCTGACAGAGTGTCGAATAAATTACCTTAATAACAAAACTCTACTTGAAGGCATTTATATGCAGCTGATAGAGAGTAAAATTGGAGACGCAAGTCATGGCAAATAGTGCAAACACAATCAGAACTGGTTCTCTTTCCAGTACTGGTGCTGCTACTACAATCGCTAATGCTCACGATGCCGCACACGGTGTTGCAGGTGACCAACGTAGATTATACGACCTAAGTGATAGAGTTGCAGAATTAAGCCCAGAAGAATCTCCATTTTTTGTATATTTAAGTAAAGTAAGCAAAGTTCCTACAACTGACCCTGTGTTCAGATTTTTAGAAAATCGTTCTAAAATTGACTGGACAAATAGGTCTTTTACAGCTGATTCAGCTTTAGGTTCATTGGCAGCTGGTGTAAGTGGCCAGGTGGCATTTGATTCAAGCGGAGCAGCAGTAGATTACCTTATTAAAGGTATGGTAGTTGCAGTTGAAGTTGTAGATGGGAAATCACATGCAATCGTAAGACTAGATTCAGTAACACACGAAACAACACAATCAACATGTCAAGTTACATGTTTAAGTGTTGGTAATTCAAGTGAATCTGGTTATGATGCAATTGCAGATGGTGATAAAGCTCAAATCATTGGAACAGCTTTTGAAGAAGGTTCAGGTTCTCCTGATGTTTGGTCTAAATCTTTAGACGATGACTTTGGATATACCCAAATCTTTAAAACAGCTTGTGAAATGACAAATACAGCTATTGCTACTAATTACAGAGGATATGCAAATGAATGGCAAAGAATCTGGAATTTAAAACTAAGAGAACACAAAGTAGACATTGAAAGAGCAATGTTATTTGGACAAAAAGGAAGACAAAATGGTGTACAATCATCAGCTGGTCTTGTAGGTGATATTATTGTTAGAACTCAAGCAGGAACTCCTGGTTCGCTATCTTATAGCTCAGGAAATCCATATTTTGCTGCAGCAGCTTCTACTTCAATAACATACGATACAATATTATCTGATATGGAAGTCTTTTTTGACCCTGCAAGGGGTGGAAGTTCAAGTAAACTTGCTTTAGCAGGTCTACCTGTAATATCTTATTTCAACAAGCTTGGAGCTAATAGCTTCCAAGATGTTTCTGCTGGTGATACTGCAGGAACAACAAACAATCCAGCATATCAATACAATATGAATGCTAGAGATGGTGCGTTTGGTCATAAAGTTCAAATGATTAATACTGTACATGGTGATTTAAATTTAATTAGAGAGCCATTATTCAGAGGTATGTCAGGTGGTATGTTATTACTAGCTGATATGAATCAATTAGCTTATAGACCTCTTGTTGGAAACGGGTTAAATAGAGATACTTCAATAACAACTAATGTGCAACAAGCAGATGAGGATTTAAGAAAAGATATGATTCTTACAGAAGCAGGTCTTGAAATTACAATCCCTGAAACTCACATGTTGTATTCATTTACTGACTTAAATTAAGGAGGAATGAATAATGAGAAGTGATTATCTAAATGAAAACAGTTCACTAACTGGTACTTATGTAAAAAAAGTTAAAAAAATTACTGAGAACTATACGGTGACTGAAGCAGATAGTGGAACTGTCTTTTTAGTGCATCCAACTGCAACAACTGAATTAGATTTGCCAACTGTGGCAGACCTACCTGTAGGTTGGTGTTGTGAAGTTTGGGTAACTGAAGATACAGATGGTTCTGATGGTGGAATGGGCCAAAAAGTTAATATTGACTTTGGTTCTGGAGCTGATATCGTAGGCTTTATAGCATCTATTGCAGATGCTGCAGGTGATGTTGCAGTTAATAATGATGATTTTATCAATTTTACTGCTGCAGCTAGTCCTGGCGACCATGTTAAAATATTTACTGACGGAAATCGTTGGTATGTAGAAGGCATGGCTGCTGCTTGTGGTTCAGATACATTGTTCCATACTGATGCTGCTTAATCCAAATCAATAAGGATTAATAGTTTTGTAGAACTATGGGAGCTATCGTATAAAGGGTAGCTCCCGAATCTACTAAAAATTTTAATAATAAAAGTACGTTCATGCTCAAGCCAGAGCTTTAAGTACACTCAAACAAGGAGAATAAAATGGCACAAACAGATATACACAAGTATACAGTAGTAGAAAAACTCAACAAAATGGATGTTGATTTAATTGACATTTCAGCAACATTAACTTCAGATGGAACAAGTGGAGATTTAATGTTTGATGTAACTGAAATACCATATGCAGTTTCTGTAAATGGTGGTGCAGGAATTTTACAATCAGTAGTAGCAATAGTAACAGATAATTCAACAGATGCAAGTGGAGATGGAGCTAATATTACAGGAGGATTTAAACTTGTTATTACATCAGATTCAACTAGCATAGGTTCTGTAAGTGATGCAATAGGAGCTGATACATCTACTAGAGCAGTATTAGATGGGATATGTTGTATTACAGATGTTACATATGTTACTGACCATGGTTATTTTGGAGTATTTAGCAAAGATAATATAGGAGCAATAGTTAAAGCTGCATCAGGCAGTACAAGCTTATATGCTTATGGTATAACAAGCTCAACTAATGACTATAATGGTGCAACTATAACATTAAGACTTGGATTTGTAAAAGATTAATGTTTAAATCAAAAAAAATAATGATGAGTGGAGATTCATTTAGAGATGAATATTGTATAGATTTTGATGGAACTAATGATTTAATTGATGCAACAGCTACAAATCATATAACTACTGGAGATTTTACATTTACAGCTTGGATAAAAGCACCTGATTTTCATGATGTTCGTATTCTTAGCAAATGGGAAAGCGATAATAAAAGATGGAATTGGTGTTTTAATACTGCTAATCCTCCTAAAATGCATTTTTTTAATAAAATAGGTAGTAATTATCGTGCTTCATATACTGGCACTATTGATATGGATACCTTGCAAAATCAATGGGTTCATGTTGCATTTTCTTCTATTAGAAGTGGAAATAGCACAGGATATATTAATGGGCAATATGATGATGCAGATTCTGCTCATACTGATACAATGGAAAATAGCGGAGATATGTCTATAGCTTCTTATAGAACTGATACTACTACAGCAACTTATCCAATGAAATTATCAGAAGTAACTATATATGATAAAGCATTAAACCAAGCAGAAATTCAAACAATATATAACGGAAGGCAGCCATTTAATCATATAGAATCATCATTTTCTAGTAATTTAAAAGCATGGTATAGAATGGGAGATGGATTAGAACATGCTAATGGAACAACAGTATATGATATGTCTTCTAATACAAATAATGCAACTATGACTAATATGGACGCAGGTTCAGATTATGAATCTACAGGAGGTAAATAATGGCTAAAAAAAAAGGATTATGGGCAAATATACATGCCAAACGTAAAAGAGGAGAACGTCCAGCAAAACCTGGCGAAAAAGGCTATCCTAAGACTTTAGATATTATGAAAGAAGGTGGTTCTGTTAAAGGATTGAAAAAAGTATCCAAAGAACTTTTAAAAGCATCAAAAATGCATAAACGTCAATCTAAAAAAATAGATAAACATTTAAAATCTATGAATCATGAAGGTAAGTTAAAAGGGCCATCACATGATAAGGGTGGTATCCCAATTGAAGTTGAAGGTGGAGAGTATATAATTAAGAAAAAGTCAGTTAACAGTAAAACAGAGCCAGTATTGGAATATATAAACAAAAATGGTAAATTACCGAATAAAAATGATTATAATTATCCAATAACTGACGCAAGGAAAAGGAGTAAAAAATAATGCCAGAAGTAGGAAATAAAAAATACCCTTATACTGAAGAAGGTATGGCTGCTGCAAAAGCAGAATCAGAAAAAACGGGTATTCCAATGAAAGATGGAAGTATGAGAAGTGAGCAAATGTATGCAGGTGGTGGTAAAACTGGATATAATATGATAGGAATGGAAAGGCCTATGATGATGGGCGGTGGTAAAATGAAAATGAAATACAGACATGGCGGCATGACTGGAATGAAAAAATATGAAGAAGGCGGAAAAGCAATGAAAGCTGTTGACGCAGAAAAAAATCCAGGTTTATCTAAATTGCCTAAAAAAGTAAGAAATAAAATGGGATATATGGAAGATGGTGGTAAAATGCCAAAATATAAAGATGGTGGACTTACAAAAAGACAAGAAAAAACTTTAAAAAAACATTCAAAACATCATACAAAAAAACATATGAGTTCAATGAAAAAAGATATGATGGCTGGAAAAACTTTTAGTGCTGCTCATAAAAAAGCTATAAAAAAAGTAGGAAAATAATGAGAATATATTACTGCAGTAAGTGTTCAAGAAAAACCGAAGTACCAAAAAACACAACTAAACAATGTGAATGTGGAAATGTGTTTGGAACTACAGGAAAAGTATCAGACCATATAAATATGAGAACAACTTGGAGCGGACAAACAAAAATTGAATTTAATTCAACAACAGTTGATGAATCAATTAAGGCAATGAACAAAGGTAAAAGATAATGGCTAATTTTGATGTACAAATATTAGATTTAGTAAATACATCAGAATTTATTGATAACTCTGACAACCAAACAGCAATGGATGGTTTTGCAACAGATGCAGTTAAAGAAATCATTAACATCCTTCCCAGAGAATTAAAAATAGAATGTGCTACAATAACTTCATTAACTTCTTCTACTCCTATGGATTTAGATGCAGCTGGAAAAATATTTCATGTTACTCGTGAAAATGCTGATGATGGTTATCAAATAGGATGTAGAGAAATTAATCCAATTTATGGAGGTTCAACAGAAGATTCAAGCAGTTTGCATAAAGCAAGTGCAACTGACCCTGTATATTGGATTGAAAGTGATACTGGAGGAGACCCAAAATTATTTGTAAAACCTAATCCAACTGGAAGTCAACCTGCAAGAGTACATCATGTAGCATTTCCAACTGTTGACGTATCAGCTGTTTCGTCTATTGTTAACTTTCCAGATGAAGCTGAATATTTAGTTGTTTTATATGCAGCTATTAAAGTAGCTGAATCTTTAATGATTAGCGAAGAAGACCCCGAATTATTTGCTCCAATTATATCAACATTAAAACAAGATTACGATAAAGGCATACAAATGTTAATAGCTCAAGGAATGCCTAAACAACAAGAACAAGGAGCTAGATAATGACAGCAAAAAATATTATAGAACAAATTGAAAAATTATTTGGCAGACAGCCTGAGCAATATATGTTTCAATTAATTAATGATGCACTTGATGATATTGCTGCAAATAAAAGAAACAATACAGAATCTAAAACAACAAATTTAATTGGTTATGACAGATGGTATACACTTCATGATGATGTTGTGCAAATAGATAGAGTTGAAATTAAAGATACTAATGATAGATACGTTATGATACCAAAACTTGCAGACCCTCATAAAATATTAAGAGGAGATTCTGATGGGATTGTTACTAGCATGGGCTCAGATAGCGATACAACAAATGATTCGTTAACATAGGAGAATTATATGGCAACAAATAAAAGAACATACCCAAATGATTATTTTGCTTGGTATAATGATGATGAAAGATTAGCTATTTTATGCCAAGATACTAGTTCTTCTTCAACAGAAAAAACACAAGAAAAATATGATACATATCAAGGAGCTGATGTCTCAGCTGGTATAAGAATCACATATAAATCAAAATATGCAACAATTGATGCAGTTACAGAAGATTTAAAAACAACTGCAGGATTAGATTCAGGTTTACATCCAGCTGTTGTATGTTATATAAAAGCTAGAATGTTTGAAGATGGAGGAGATTTACAAAGAGCTCAATATTTTAGAGCAATGTATGAAAAAATGGTACATCAATATCCATTAAGAAAAAGCGGAGTAAGAACTTTATCAGTTCCTAGATTATAAAATAGTTTTTTGAAATAGAGGTAAGTATGACAAATAAACAACAAAGTGTTGTTAGGAGAGCTATTGTTACTCCTGATAAACACTTTCCTATACACGATAAAAAGGCCATAAAAATCGTTTGTAAGGCCATAGAAATTGTAAAACCAGACATTTATATTGATTTAGGTGATACTGGTGAATGGGAGCACTTTAGTTCGCATTATTGGAAAGGAAGAAGTGCAAAACCAATGGAGGATTTAATTCCTTTATTAAATAAAGATGTAAAAGATGTAAACAAGGGAATGGACATAATAGACAAATCTCTTGATAAAGTAAATTGTAAAGAAAGACATTTTGTTCAAGGAAATCATGAAGTTTGGCTTGATAAATTTGTAATAAGATATCCTTATTTACAACAATACAAAACAGAAAATGCTTTAAATATAGAAAAAAGAGGGTATGAATATCATCCCTACAATAGAAAAAAACTATTAAAAATTGGAAAGCTTAATTTTACTCATGGTAAGTTTGTATCTAAGTACCATTCTTTTAAACACTTAGATGTATACGGTGAAAGTATTATGTATGGACACACCCATGATTTACAAAGACATACTAAAACTAATGCAGGTGGAACTATAAGTGCATGGAGTTTAGGATGTTTAAAAGATATAGAAGCAGATGAAGATTGGCTTAGTGGTAGATTAACTAACTGGAATCACGCATTTGCTATAATAGATTTTTTTAAAAACGGAGACTATAAAGTTGAAGTTGTTGAAATAATAAATGGAAAAACCTCATTGTGGGGTCAAGTAATAAAAGGATAACCAATGGATTGGCTAGTTATATTAGAAAGATACGGAATCCCCTTAGTTGTAGCAGTAGCCTTTTGGATATTCATTCAAAAACAAAATAAATTTATTCAAGATGAACTACAAAAAGAACTAAGAGAATCTTTTACTCGTGTTGAAGGAATTATTATAAAACTAATAGATAACTCCAAACGACAACAATTAGAGCAAAAAGGTATCGAAAATAGCTTTAAAACATTAGTTACTATAATAGCCGAGTTAAGTGGCAATGGTTTAAAGGACAAATTTATGAGAATGCAGGAACGCAATGAAAATAAAAAATACTAAAGATTTTGAAACAGATATAACGTTGCATCTAACTACAATATCAGGAGATGTAGGGCATATAAAAGAAAGAGTTGATGAAGTTGTTAGACATCTTGAATTAATGAATGGACGTTTAAGAGCTGCTGAAAATAGTTTATCTGCTCATAAAGCTGTAGGCATTACAATGGTTACTGTATTAACAATAGCAATAAGTTTAGTAGGAATACTGCAATGATAGAGCATTTTAGAGATTTACTTTATTTTATGGCAGGATTTTTTACAACATTTTGTTTAGGATATATGTTATATAAGGATGAAAAATGATACAAGCAATTATAGTAAAAGCAGTTATAGGTAAAATTATGGATGCTATTGAAAAAGCAGACGATAAACGTATTGCAAGTAATCATGATGCTAGAATTACAAAATTAGAAAAAATGGCACATCCTCAAGCAGATTGGATATGTTTAGAATGTAAATGTAAAGCAACAAGAAAAGAAGTACCAACCAAAAAAGGAGATAAGTAAATGGGCAAGATATTAGGTGCAATAGCTACTAAATTATTAAGTCAAAAAGTAATGATTGCAATATTATTGCAGTTAGGAGATTGGCTTGTATTAAGAAGCGAAAATAAACTTGACAATAAAATATGGGCTGAAGTAAGAAAAGCTTTCCACGAATCTAATGCCTAAACAAGTATTAAAAGTAGATAATTTTAAAGGTGGTGTAAACTCTCTTTCTGATGCACGAGACATTGAAGATAATCAATTTGTGCAAAATTGGAATGCAGTTACAGATAAAGATGGTGTTATTAGAGTTGCAGGAGGAGGAGAGTATTATCTTCAAAATTTACCAATTGATGTAACTAATCAACAAGCTGGATATGGATTATTTGCAACATCTGCAGATGTAGGTGGAGAATTAATTGAAGGTAATTTAAATTTTGCATTTGAAGAAGGAGCTGTAGCTGGATATGCATCAGGAACTCCTTCAATAACTTTAGCTTCAAGTCCTACGTATAATTCAAGTACAAATCATGATGCAGAACATTTTTATAAAAACAAAACCATTACTATATATAAAACAGCTGATGGAGCAGCTCCACAAGGAGAAACTAGAAGGATTACAGCATATGCTGCAGATACACAAGTTGCAACATTAGATTCAGCATTTAGTGCAGACCCATTAACTAATGGTACTGAGTTTTATAAAATATTTAATTGGTGTGGAGATGGTTCTACTTTTGGTGATAGTGGTTCTACTAACTATGTAGACAAAGGAGGAACAGATTTTCCATACGATGATACTGAATCTTATAATCCTGATTATAGTGATTCTTATTTTTTAAGAACAAAAGTAAGCGATATTACAGATGAATTATCAAAAGATTTAGGGCATATTACTTATAATGCAAAAACAACAGGTTCTGATTTTACAACAGATTCAACAGATATTGGAGCTACTACTTTAAAAGCAGGTATTGATTACACATTATCATTTTATTGTAAAGCAGCTTCAAGATATTATGGATACATATCAAATGCTGTTCACGATGGAAGCAGCACAAATGAACTTGAAAGAGTTCCTTTTGTTCAATTATATTCAAACACAGTTACAGATGGAACTAATACAGGGTTGCATTTGTCTCAAACTCAAAATGGAATATTATTTTTAAGCGGGACAGATGGAGGAAGCCCTGCTTATGAGTATGCTGATGACCTTACAAAAAATTATATTACAAATGGAGATTATGAAACAGGTGCTTTTGATGGAGGTTCTTTAGGATATAGTGATACATACGACCCTCCAACTGATTGGCTTGCATATGACGGGTTTGCTCATAATACAAATAATGTAATAACTTATTCATATATAAGCGGTACTAATTATTTTGGAGCAGGTACTAATAATGAGGGTGCTACATTAAATATGGCATCAGGTAGTGCTTTTGCCTGGGAAAATTCTTATTGGGATTGGTCAACTGGAGATACTGGATTAATAGCTCCATCATTTGTTCCTAATTGTTTTTTATATCAAGAAATTACAATTCCTGATAGTCAATGGTATGAATTGTTTTTTGCATATTCAACAAGTGCAAGCGGAATGAATTATGCTATAATAGATAGAACAAATTTAAGAAATACAGCTGTTTATGCAGCAGAAGCAAAATCTCAAAGCGATGGAGATGTTGTTTTAACAGTTGATAATGGTAGTGGTGCTGCATCTGCGGCAACTGATACATTATTAAAAAATAAAATTATATGTAAATCTGATGGCACAGTTTTAGGAGTTTGCACCGCAGTTAATAGTAATACTGAAATAAGGTTTGCAGCAGGAACAGCTTCCAATATAGCTGATAATGACGTTTTGTACACAGCTTCATATATTACTCCTTGGCAAACTTTGCAACATACAGGAGCTTTAACAACTTATAAATATATTGGAGAAACAAATACTAATTCAATTCCTAAGCCTCATAAATTTTTTGCACCAAATAATTCTGGAAACGATATAAAAATAACCGTAGCTTTTGCTCCACAAGCAGCTAGCACTAATATTAGATTAGACGGAATATCTTTAAAAAAATCATTCCCAGATTTATTATCAATGGCAAATAAATCTAGAATAGGTAATCCATATAGTGATGATATTTTAGGATGGAATAAATATCAATTTAATTTTAAAATTCCTTCAGAATATAATGATGCAACAGATTGGGTACTAAATTTAAATGGAGGAAGTTTTGGTTTTCAAAATGGAGCAACAGGAAGTGTTGATAATCAAACTGTATATTTTGCAGGAATTAGTTTAACAACTCAAACAGAATCAGATAATTTAATATTTTTAAATTCAAATGGAGCTAATGAATCTGAAATTATGATTTATTCTGAAAATACTACTAAATGGGTAGGAAGTTTAATTACATTTGGTTCAGGAAAACTTGCTCCAATATATACATATATTAATGGAATGTTAAAAATATCTGATGCTAATTTTAAATCAGGAAATAGAAGCAAATTACTATATTATTCTAATAGAAAAAAAGTTAGCTATTCCCAACAAGAAAAAGGTTACAAAATAAGAGATAATGCATTGTGTACTCCTCCTAATTTACTTGTTGCAGCAAATCAAGATTCAGCAGAAATAAATGAAAGATACGATGCTTTAAATTATTTAAATAATGTTGTTTTTTCTAATGAAACAGATGGAACAGAGCCACATCAATATAGCGATGGAGGAGCTGAATTAAATTGGGAAATTAGAGGAGAGGGTAGCACTTATTTGCAAAGGTTTATATGGCATACAACTAAAGATGAAGAAAATGAAAATGACACAACTCAATTTTTTAATAGTCCTGGAAACAGATTAAATACTGCTACAACTCATGTAAATCCTTTTTATTTATTATGGTGCGGACAATCATCTGGTAGCGGAGATATGACAAACAATGATATGCAGTCAAGTATTTCTGGATATAGCGGAGGAGCTGTATCTAAAGTTGAAATTTATTTTACATATGATTTTTCATCTGCTTATAGAATTGGTGCATCTGGTACAATTTTTACTGATAGTAATTATAATTATTTAAAAAATATGAGACATCCTTATTTTAATATATTTGTAGGAAAACAAAATGGAACTGATATATTTGATAGTGGTAGTGTTCCTACAGATAATGATAAAAAAGGTTTAATTATGGGTGATAATGCAATATGCAGCATGGAAAATATCCAAGAAGCAGAATTGTATGTTGATGATGAAGTTTGGGACAAAACTTATGATGAAGAACATAATATACAATGGAAAAATTCATATTTTTGGGATTGGAGTACAATAGAATCAACTAAATCAGGCAGAAGAAAAAGCGGAACAAAATCATTTAAAGCGGTAGCTACATTTAATGAAAATAATGCTATTGCAATAACTGAAGATATTTTATTAAAATTTGAAACAATATATCCTACTAATAGTGAAGGAAATTTAAGAAGTTGTATAGGATATGAAAGTAATACTAATAATGATGATTGGGATTTTACTAGACATGAACGTGTAATTATTAATAGTATAAAAGTTTATTTTCAAGATACAAATTGGACAGCAGCTGTAGACGGAGTAACATCTGATAACATAAATGATACTAAAATTAATTTTAATTACGGTTCTGTTGCATCAACTGAAACAGCAGTAGGATGGGCAGGCAGAATATTTAAAGCAGGTGTATCATCTGTAAATATATTTAATGAAGAATCTAATTTAAATGTTAGCGATTTTTCTATTGGTTCAAATACTGCAACATCAGCAGAAACAGAAGAATCTAATATTAATGAAGGAGAAGCTCCTAATGTTGATATATATGTGGGTTACAATGTTATAAATGATGATTATAAAAAAGAATTAAAATATTATTTAAAAGATACAGAATCTGACATTTGGTATTTGCAATTTTATATAGATATAGAAAAAAATAAAGTTTATTCAACAACATCTAATTTTTCAGCATCTGGAATTAATGACACCGCAAACAAATGTTTTAAATTTTCAATTCCAAGGTCAAAAATGCTCAATTTTAATGAAATTGATAGTTATGAAGCAGAAACATTAATACCGCAAGAATTAGCCGAAAAATCAATAGAAGAACTTGTTTGTGACTACAAAGCAGCAGTTGTTGCTAATAATAGATTGTATGTAGGCAATATCAGGCAAAATTCTATTATATATCCTGACAGAATGATTAAATCTCCTATAGGAAAATATAATATATTACCATCTTCTAATTTTATTGATGTTGCAATTAATGATGGTGATGAGATTACAGCATTAGAATATTACAAAGATAGAATATTACAATTTAAAAATAAAAAAGTTTTTGCAATTAATGTATCAGGAGATTTTGAATTTTTAGAAGATACTTTTGACAATGTAGGAATTTCTAAACCATGTCAAGTAACAAAAACACCATTTGGCATTGTTTGGGCAAATAAACAAGGATGTTTTGTATATGATGGACAAAAATTAACTAATTTAATTGAAGGAAAATTAGGAACAGAATCTTTTCAATCTACTATAACTAATAATTATTGGTATGTAGGTGATTCTCCTAATATTGCATATGTTCAAAAAACAAAAAAATTAATAATAACATCAGATAGCGAAGATTGGCCTATAACTGCACGTGTTGATGGATATATATATGATTTTACTTCGCAAGCATGGACTTTTACGCATAAACAATTTGCTGCAAATGCACAGCCTACTTCAACATTAAGTCAGTCAGGCAATTATTCAAATTTTGTTAAAGACAACAATGGAGATATTTTATATTTTGTAAATACAGCAGGAACAGATTCTATTATGAAATGGAGTGATAGTTCTAGTGTTCATACAATTGCAAATAGAGATGTTTTTTATTTTATTACAAAAGATTATACTTTTAGTGGGCCATCAATAAGAAAGAAAATTTATAAAGTATATGTTACTTTTAAAGCAGCAGCAGCAATTAGTGGAACAATAACAGATGCTGATTGCTCAGGCACTACTATAACTTTTACAACAAGTGCAGCACATAATTTAACTACAGGAGATACAGTTTCTATATCTGGAACTACAAATTTTAATGATGATAATTTAGCAAGTCAATCTGTAACTGTAACAGGTGCAACTACATTTACAATGACTCGTTCAAGTTCAGATTCCAATACAAATGAAACAGGCACTTTTACAGCATTATTTGTAAATACAAATATTAAAGCATATTATAGTACAAATGGAGCTGATGGAACATTTACAGAATTTAGCAATACTGCTAGCACTAATTACGGAGCAAACGGATTAACTGATTCTGGAGCAACAAATAAATGGATTACCGCTGAATTAAAACCTTCATCATCAATAAACAACGTATATTCATTTTGTTTGAAATTTGAAGGCCCAGGTGTATCTATTCCTAGTACATTTCAAATCAATGATTTTTCAATAGTTTATAGAGAAAAAAGACCTAAGTAATGGATAAATTATTACATATAAAAGGGTCAAGAACAAAAGTATTAAGTTCTTTGCCTACAAATTCATTTGGAAACGATGGTGATATTGTATTATCTGCTATTAAAGGAAAAGGTTTTTATTTATGTGCAAAAATTAATGGAAGATGGTTTGTGTCTAATAAGCTAGAAGATTTAAAAAAGATGGAAAAAACATCCATTAGAGACCTTTCTGTTGATAGATTAAAAATAAAAAACACTACATTAACAAAAGACGAATTAAATAATCCTACAAGTAATTTAACATTTAATTTAAAAGAAGGTTTAACATTAAGAAGAATTTCTGATGATGCTAATGCCGCTGAATTAATTTTACAAAAAGAAAGGTCTGATACTACAATAGATGACAATGATTATGTAGGCAAAATATTATTTAAAGCTTATGATGACCAAGGAACTCCAGAAATAATGACTGCTGGACAAATAAGCACGCAAGTTTTAGATGCTTCTTCTAATAATGAACTTGCAAAAATGGCATTTTCAGTATTAACAGATGAATTTTCAGATGCTGATGTTCCTTCAAATTTTCTTAGTGCAACAGGCATAGGAAGTGGATATGGCAATGTTCAAGTTAATTTAGGTTCAGGTACTGGCACAGATAATTTTATTCATGGTCACACAAAATTTACTGCATCAAATCATGGCGGTGAGGCTACAAATGGTAAAATACATGTAATTCCTTATGCAGCTGGAGCTAGTCCTTATATATTAATTGAGTCATTAGCAGATAATGGTGATTACCTTAAATTGCAAACAGATGCTTCAGGAGCTTCAACAATATCTACAACTGATGATGGAGGAGCAAATGCACATTTAACATTACAACCTGATGGTAAACTTCTTATGGAAATGGCAAATCAAGATGGAGAAGATGATGGGTGGGCAGTAATAAATAATGCTCATAATATGATGACTTTTAAAACCGAAGGAGGAGCAGAAAATCTTTTTACAATATATGAAGCAGGAAGTCCAGGAGTAGATAAATTCCAAATAGAAGTTCAGCAAAATGGAGTAACAAAGATTACTACTTATGATGCAGCAGGAGCTGATGCACATTTAAAGTTTGAGCCTGATGGTAGTTTTTTAATCAAAGAAACTGCAAGTGCAGGTGCTGATGCTGCAGGATACGGTCAGCTATGGATTAAAAACGACACCCCTAATAATTTATATTTTACAGATGACACAGGTCAAGATGTTGCTATAACTAACAATGGTTCGTTAAATGCACCTAAAGCAAAAACATATTTAGATTGGTATTATTATTTTGCAAGCTTGAGTTCTAATGATACTTTTTATGTATCACTGCATCATGATGAGTTTGGTGTTACAAGTAGTTTAAATACTAATATTGATGATTATGATGACACAACAGCAGAAGATATGTGGAGAGTTTTGAGGTATGCAGGCAAAAGAATACCTTACACAGGTGATGTTACAAAATTTATGGTTTCTGTTGAATCAACAGGAGCATCAGCAGATAGTGATGTTGAGGTAGGTGTGTGGGTTGCAAATAAACCTGTATTAGATTCACAATTATCAAGCACTACAAATATGACTATAGACAATTTAGGCTACATAACATTTGATTTTAGTGCAGCATCAAGATTTTTACATAAAGAATTAACATCTTTTAATGCAACATCAGTCAATCAAGGTGATTTTATGTTTATAACTGTTAAAAAAACAGTAGGGACAGATGGAACATATTTTAATATACATTCAACTGTTACAATGGATATTGATTAACAACATGGAAGATTTGTATATAAAGAGAATTATTATTATATTAAAGAGCCAAATAGCAAACAAAAAGGAGTTTTAAATGGCAAGAAGTGTTTCTGCATATGGACGTGCCAAAACAAGGGAAAGTTTATTATCAAATTTATTAGTTTCACAGGCTAAACAAAGAAAATCTAAAGTAGCTATTGGTAAACAAAAAAAGAAAATGCAAAGAGAGTTTCAAAGAGAAACTCAACAGCTATACGACAAAGCATTAGCTGAAGGCAAATCTCCTTTAGGAAATGTTTTTAAACTCGCTAATTTAGTATCTACGTTATCTGGAAATCCATTAGCAGCATTTCTTGTTAATACAGCAACAAATATGTATATGAAAGACAGGCAAAGAAAGGCTTCAAAAGGATTGCTTAATTTAAACATGTCAAGATGGGGTGATACATTTTTATCAGAAGCAGGAGACAATTATTTAAGTGGAGCAGAAGAACAGCAAATTACTCAAAGTAAAGTTTTATTAGATTCATTAATTGCAGGAGGAACTGCAGCAATGTCAGCAGGCGGATTTAAAAAAGGATATGGTGACCAAACTTTTGTACAAGCAGCTAAATCAAAAGCGGGATTACCTAAATTTGATGCATTTATAAAAGACCTAGGCACAGGGCAAGGCAACAAATTTAACGCAAGAGATATGGCAGTAATTTCTTCAACATTGCCGCAATTACTTAGACCTTTAGCTGAAGATTGGCAAGGAAAAGGTAAATATAACACGTCTCAATCAAACGTTTTAAAACCAAAATATGAAGCAGGAAGGTCTCAGTTTCCTGCTTTTCAAGGATATAGAAAATATGTTTAGACAATCAATAATAGACAGTTTACAATCATTATTTCCTGGAATAACTTGGTCAGGATTGCAATCATTAAACCCTCAAGCAATATCTGAAGGAATTGCAAGTGCATATGGATTGCAAGAGCAAGACGTTCCTTCAGAAATGTTTCAATCATTATCTCCTGGGTTATTTGAATCAGCACAATACCAAACATATGCTCCTATGATGGCTGCAGAAGGTGACACTTTATTATCTAATTTAAAAAGTACATTAGGAGGAGTTGATGTTTCTAAATCTTATGGTGGTTTTGCGGGAACAGCTGCATCAGGAAGAAAAGAAAAACAAGCTAGAGATGTTTATGGAAAAGGATTAGGCGATATGTATTCAAATATAAGAGGAATGCAAACTGAAGCATTAACAGGAATACAAAGCGGAATAGATACATGGAGACAATCAGCAGAAGCTATTAAAGGATATTAAAATATATGAGTATATTTGATACCAGAAAAAAAAACGAAACAAATCAATCAATAGATGCATTATCTAAGTTAATTCAATCAATAGGATATTTAAGTACTTATGAAAATTCAACTGAAGATTCAACTGGCATGTCAATTAGCGATATAACAAAAATCTCTAATTTAAATACAAAAACCAATGATGCTAATTCAACATTAATTGACAATATTACAAATGATAATGATTTAAATTTTGCTAAAGAAATTGTATTTAATTCAGATACATATAATTCTCCAATAAGCAATAGTCAAATAGATGCTCAAAATAATATTAATAAAATTAGAAATAGAGAAATAGAATTAGGAAATTTTAAAGGTTACATGGAAAAAGCAGATAGTTATTTATCACAATGGGATGCAGGAGAAATATCATGGGAAAATATGACAAATGAAGATTTAGTAAATTTAAAAAGATTTACAAGTGATTTTTCAAGCATAACTACACAATATAAAACAGAAGGTGGTGAAGACAGAGCATTTCCAATTCATAATTTTATGTATACAAGTAATAAATCGGGAAGAAATCAATCTCAAATTATAAATAGAATAGAAGAATTAAGAGATTCTGAAGATGGAGCGATTATAGCACTTAGAAGTGGAAATATAATTGATGATTATGAAGCTACTTTAATTTCTTTAGGCGATGTTGAGGGGTTAAAAGATTACAATAAATATAGTGCACAAACAATATACAATAATTACAAGCACACACAGTCTTTAATTAAAACTAAAACTTCATTAATTGACAGATTTGATTTAAATGTTTCTACAGGCCAATATAGGGCAATGACTAATGCTGAAAAAGACAACTACAGAAGCAGTCAAACTGCTGTATTAGAAGCTGCTGAAGCAGAATATTTAAGTACTTTTCAAAATTTAGTTAGAATTTCAGAGCCAGGAGATGAATATTATGGTTTAGATGCAACAGATACAAATTCTCAAGATTTTATAAATTATTTAGAATCTGAAAAAGAAGAAATACAAAATTTAGACCCTAATCAATTTGTGCAAAGAAAAAGAAACGAAGTAAAAGTATTAAATCAAAAGTTAAGATTTTTTGAAAACAAATACAAAAGACAAACTGGAATTGATGTATCTGGGGGTGGAATTGATAAATCAAATTTAAGAAAAAAAATAGATGAAAAATTAAAACAAGGTTCTATAGGAGATACTCCTGAAAATCCAATAACTTTAAATCAATTTAATGTACCTGATGATTCTGAATTTACAAATAAAGTATTTAATAATGCTACTGTTGGTTATTCTCCTAGTTCTAATAAATATTTTGTATTAGAAGAAGATGTAGAAAAAGATGTAAAAGAAGAAGTAAAGCCATCTGATTCTATTAAAGATTTTACTTTGAGAAGGTCATCATCAAGTAAAGATTTCGAGAAAAAAGTAGAAAATTTTTGGATAAATTCTAACAAAGATATTAAAAAAGAATTTGGAAGTTTAAAAAAATTTAAACTTTATGCAGATGACCTTTTACTTAAAGTTTTTGCTGACAAATATGAAAAAGCTAGCAAATTAACAGAAAAAGATTTAAAAATAGCAGAAAGCATAGGCATAATCAATCTTAAAGATATCAACCTTGAAGATATTAGATATTAACAAAAAATGACTCAAGAATTACAAACTTTATCATATAATGATTTTCAAGATTTAGGAATTTATTCTATGTATTTAGAAGAAAATCCTTATGATTTTCTAGAAGATGATTCAGTAGAAAGTGTATGGGAAAAATTTAAAAAAGACTATGATGGGGATTACAATTTTGTAGACCCTACACCTATCAACGAGCTTACAGACTATCCTCCAAATCCAGGCGATATTAACACATCTTTTGATGAGCTTGATAAATTATTTAAAGAATCAGATGAAATAGTTAATGCTGTATTTCAACCAGATATAGCTGAAACAGAAGAATCAAAAAATCCAAAAGAAACAAAAGTAGGATTTGAATATAAAGGGCAAGTTCATTCATTAGACAGACCTGTTTGGAATTACATAAGCCAACTTCCAAAAGAAGAAATAGATGAAATGTATAATGCATATAGCATTGAAACAATGGATTACGGTAAAAAAAGTTTTGCAGATTTTTTAAATTTTGATGCTAGGCCTATTGGATTTGATTTACAAGAAGCAGCTGCAAATGAAAAACAAAGAAAAAAATTAGAAGGTTACAACAAAGAAAAAGAACAACTAATAAAATCTAAATCAACATCAGCATACACTATTCCTGGAGTAGGAGCAGCTGCAGGAAAAATTGGATATGAAGATGTAAATGTAACAGAAGAAGCTTCAAAAATTTTTGAAAAAAGCGAAGAAGGTTATAGATTAAAAAAGAAATGGGGATTATTAACTGTAGAAGATAATTATAATGCTACAATTAAAGGATATACCCTTGGAGATGCTCCTATGTTGGGTAACCCTTTTCAATTGTTAACAGAAAATGCTTGGCTGTCTGAAGACAAAAGGAATATGGTTAAAAGTGGAGTAAATCAAGGTATTGCAAATATGATTTATGCTGGTTTTTATAAAGAAGATGCATACGATATTCCAGAAGATTATGAACCTGATTGGTTTGAAACAACAGGGGCTTCAATGATATCTTTAATAGACCCTACTTCTATTTTTGGAACAAAACTTATAATGATGCTCGGACAAACAGCTACTAGAAAAATACAACTAAAAGGCATTGAATGGTTGTTTGGCACAAATACAGGTTTAGCAAAATACGGACAGCCATTTTATCAAAAAATTTCTCCTTTTATAAGTAGATACATACCTAAATGGCTTACAAAACATGTGTCAAAATCACTTCCAAAAACTACATTAGGATATAAAGTTGCAGATTTTACATCAAGAAAACTTCCAAGATTTTTATTAGAAAAATCTATTCCTCATATGACAACAATGTCTATGCTTAATACTTCACATAGTATATTTGATTCAGTAAGAAATCAAAGATTAAAAATTGGAAAATATGAAAATGGTACAGGTGATATTAATCCATGGGATTTAACTGTTGATGCTTTTCATGGCACAAAAAGAGGTTTGCAAACTGGATTTATGATGTCTATAGGAAACTCAGCCCTTGGAAGATTTGGAGCTTGGACAAATAAAAGAGCATATAAACCTTACGGAAAAGGAATTATGTATGGAGATAAAGGTAAAGTTTTATCACCATCTAATGCAGTTTTGCAACAATATGGTTTTAAAGCTTTAAATAACATTTCAAAAAACCCATTAACTCAAATGGGCACAACAGGCCTTTCATTTGCTGCATCTGAATTTGCTTTTGATAGCGAAGCTAGAAAAAACTATTATGACCAAAATGGAAATTTTAGTCTTACAAAAACAGCTCAAAATTTATTACAACATACAACTCTTGCAGCATTTTATACGGGGTTATATCAAGCTCCTCCCTATATTAAAAAAGCAGTATTTCCTTCTAGAAAAACAGGATTAGTAAGGAAACAAGACAATAGTTTTTTTGAAGAACTAAATAGAAATATAAAAGATGCAGAAAAATTTAAAAGTGCTGCTGATAAAAAAAATAGAGAAGTTGACCCTGAAGTAGCAAGTTTAAGCCAAGCTGTACAAAATATACAAAAAAATACAGGAATAAATTTAAAAACTACATATGTAAAACAACATATGGATAAATCAACACAATCTGTTGAAACTGTAGATGGATTGCAAGGCATTAATGAAATATTAAATGATGGATATAAAATAATTCAAAAATTAGCAATTAAAGATAATGATGGAATTATAGTTGACTATGATTTAGCCAAAATTACACCTGAAGAATCATTACACATAACACATATATTGCCTACTGCTATGGAAGCATTGGCTGGTTACAAACAAGAATTTTTAGAGTCTGAAGAAGGAAAGCAAGAATACATAAAAATGTACGAAGAAGATAATAATGTTAAATTATCTGAGCCTGAAAAGAAAAATGTATTAAATGCTTTACAAAAAGATATAGATAGATTTGATTTATTAATAAAAGAAAAAAATGATATTATAAAAGGATTAGATAGTAATGCCTCTAAACCAGAACCAGTATCAGATAACAAACTTTCAAATTTAGATGTTATAAACAAAGAAAATAAAGTTTCTGTTGTAATAGCAAAAAATGGACAACCAGTTATTGATGAAAACGGTAAAATACAATCATTTAACATGGATAAAGAAGATGCAGCTAAATACAAAGAGTCTGGCGAAATTATGTATGAAAAAGACGTTGATTATGATGCAATAATAGGTTCTAAACCAACCAAAAATCAAAGTGTTGGACAAAAAGGACTTGAACTTGGACAATTTCGACAAATTGTTAGAGAAGAATTGGAAGGACAAAGAGAACGAGACAAGCCAGTATTCTCAAGCAGGTTTACAGAAGAACAATTAGCAGACCCTCAAAATTTAGGGCCTACTTGGAAACAAGATGCATTAAAAAGAATTAATATAAGCGATGCTTTAAAGAATTTTTTAAATACTTCTAAAAATCAAATTACTACTCCATATGATATACAAATAATAGATAGAATTGTTCGTAATAAAAAATCACTTAATGCAACTAAAACATACTTAGAACCTTTAAATAGTTTGTTAACATTTGCAAAAAATAAAACAGGGAAAGTTTCAATAGCACAAATTTCAAAACAAGATGTATATGACTGGAGAACAAGCTTAATAAATCAAAGAAAAGCAAAAGGTGCTGCTCCTTCTTTAAATCAACATGAAATAACTATGTTAAATTCGTTGATAGGTTTAGCATCAGATGGTTATATGCTAGCTCCTGTTACAAAAGCTGAAACAAAAGAATTTTCAAGAGAACAATTATCTAAAGCATATACTACTGAAAAAGGTCAAAAATCATTACCTCCTAATATTTATTTTTTAGGAGAAGTAAGAAAAATAATATTAGATTTATCTTTAAGTAAAATTCAGAATGATGAAAGATTGGGTATGGCTTTTAAATTGAGTTTTATAGAAGGATTGGTAAGAGATAGAGAAATTAATAAATTAGCTGTTAAACATATAATTGCTCCAGACCCAGAAACAGGAACAAAACCTTATATAGATTTAATTACAGAAGTAGATGATGGAGGAGCAAGAAAAAAACCTGGCTCTCCAAGACCTTTATTTTTATCAACTGAAACATATAACACATTGAAAAAAATAATTAAGGACAATAAACTTGACCGAAATGATTTACTTTTTCCAAAAGATAAATTTGGTTCTGCTAAAATTACAAAAACGTTGCAAGAAAATATACCATCAGATAAAAGATTGACAGCAAAAGCTTTAAGAATTGCTATAAAAACATTTATTGAAAGAGGCAAAAACGTTGACGGAAGTGATGTATTAACAGGCTCTGAAAAACAGCAATATGCTATAATGGCTGGGCACGAACCAGGTGAAATAGAGGGTGTGTCAACTTCACAAATAAGAACCAGATATACAAAAAAAACAAACTTTCTTGACATACAAAAAGAACAATTAGAAATTGTTAAAAAAATAAACAAAAGTTTAGATGAAGTAATAAAAAACGAATTAAAAAACAAAAAAGGCGGAGGAACAGGCGGAGGAGGCTCAAAAACTCCTGCACAAAAAAAGTTAGAAATTCAACTAAATAAAAAACAAAAAACACTACAATCAAAAGAAAATAATCTTTCTAAGATGAAAGAAAAAGGGAAGGATAAAACAAAGTCATATGCTAAAACTCAAGATGCAATAACAAAAATTAAAAATGAAATTAAAGTAATTGCAGAAAAACTAAAAAAATTCACTCCAGCTATTATTGCAGGAGCTGTAGGAGCAGCTGCAGGTATTCCATTTGCAGGATTGTCTATTAAAGATGTTAGTGGAGATGACAATAAAATTGTTAAAAATGTAGTTAATAAAACAAAAAATACTGACAATATAAGTATGGAGAAACCTGTTTATAAGAAATTCGTACAATCTGTAAGAAATGTATTTAATGAATTTGCAAAAGACATGACACCAGGAGAACAAACAGATTTTCTTAAATACTTATCTTTAAGAGCGGGTATTGACAAAGAAATATTTTCTAAAAAAGATATAATATCTGTTAATGCTTCTCAAGAAGATTTAATTAATTTTGCTGAAAGTTTATCAGAAACAGCAGGTTCAAGCAAAAAAGAAACAACAAAAAGATATTATAAAAAACTATCTAAAATAGAAGGAGCTAAAAATCAGTTAGCTGCTCATAATAAACCTGAAAAAGACTTTTTTAAAATGGCTTTATCAATGTTTAGCCCTGAACATCCAAATTGGAAAAATGATATAAAAAACATTAATCAATTTGATATGACAGTTGAAGAACTTTCACAATTAAATGCAGCAATAAGCAATGAATATGGAGCTTCTGTAGACCCTAAATTTTCATATACATATGCATTAGCAAATGAACAATCAACTGCAAAACTTTTTAAAACAATAAGTGCTAAAACGTTAAAAAATTACTATAGAAAAAGTGGTTTTACTCAACAGGTAACAGCAATGGTTGACAACGTTGTTTCTGATTTTAATAAAATAGGAGCATATAAACAAGCTAAATCAGTTAAACTTTTAAAAGAAGATTTAATAAATCATTATGTCTATGAAGGAATGGTTAAAAATGAATTAAATCGTTTTGAAAATGATGCTTATAAAATACTATCACAAGGAGAATATGCTGGAACAGGAATAAGAAAAGCAAAAGGTGTAACACAGCTTGGAAGAAAAAAATTCAATGAAATTAAAGATATATTATCCAGGGCTCTAGATGTTGAAAGATTTGCTTGGGCAGAAAAACATATAAAAGAAAATCCTAGCGATGTTGAATTTGCAAGACAATTTTCAGCTATTGAAAAATTACATTATAAAGTATTTGATAAGAATAAAAAGAAACAATATGGCGATAAATATATTAGTATGTATTTAAGAGAAGATACTCCTGAATCTAAACTTGCAGAAAGATGGTATGAATTTACAAATAATATCAAAAATCATATTATTACTAGCATGAAGCTTAACATGACCAATGAGCAATATAAAAGATTTGCAAAAAAATATGGAGTTGATTGGATTGAAGATGCATTTTATTTTACAAGACCTATAACAAAAGAATTTGGAGAACATTTTGATATTAATCAAAGAAATGTTCAAAAAAGAATACAAAAAGAAGCGGCAATAATTGCAACAGAAAAAGCAAAAGAAGCTTACAATACAAAAACTCCCACTGATGCACAAATTTCAGAATTTCAATCAGTTGCAGATATGGAAGCTTCAATATCAATGCTTAGTTCTGTTTCATATACAGGAGGAGCTTTAATTAATCCAAAAGTTCTTTTTGATAGAAAAATGTATTTAGGTGAAAGAGTTTATATAGATTCTGAAAATAAATGGGTTGATGTTCATGAATATGCATGGGCAGCAATTGGCCCAGGATATACTGGTGCAGCTTCTAAATTAGGTGCAAATTTAGCTTATTTTCCTTACTTAATTAATTTAAAAGGGTTGCCACCAACAAGACACAACATACCTAAACTTTTATTGGCTATTGAAAAAAATGGCGGGGCATTTGGAGAAATGTTAATAAACCAAATATCTCAAAGAACATTAATGCCTATAGGAAATAATATGAGGCAATTTGGAGGTATTTTAAAAGGAGCGACAAGAGTTAATACTTATATCACAAGAGCTAATCTATCTTGGATTACTAACTCTACTAGAAATTTAATGTTTGGTTGGAGACAGAATGCTATGCAATTTGGTTTTACCAAACAATTTATACCTGCATTAATGTCTTTATCTTGGGCAAAAAGAATGGATGCAAAAGATTGGGGAATACTTGATATGTCTTTATCAAAGATACAAGATGAAGCTGTAACTTTAGGATATTCATATACAGATGTAGCTAAATGGAAAAATCCTATGGATAAATTACTTGATTTTGTTTTTGATAGGTCAAGATTTTCCAGCACAGAAGAAATAGTCAGAACTACAGCAGTATTAACATCTATAATAGAACTTCCAATATTATTTAAAGATATAAACACAAAACCTATATTAAATAGTCATAAAAGAAAAATTAAAAATGCGGAAAAAAGATTAAAAGAATTTTATGAATTAAATAATAATGAAATTGAAATATTTAAAGCAATTGGATTGGGAGATGCAAAATTAGGATGGAGCGGTTCTATTGCTGGAAAAGACATTTCTGAAGCTATGGATAAAAGATTTAAAGGATTGGAAAATATATCTTACATAAAACAAGATGGAGCTGTAAAAGATATTTCTTTATTATTGCCGCATGAAAGATTAAAATTTCAGTTTGATATTGATTTGTTGCATCAAAAACTTATCACAATGTCACATATTAAATCTCATGGAACTTCAGACCCATTATTTGGGGCTTATTGGATGAGTCAAAGAGTAGCAAAACCTTTTATGATGTACAAACAATTTGCAAGACAAGATTTTTATAATACTGCAAGAGCATTAAAAGCAGCTGTAAGAGAAAAAAGTTTTGACAAAATCGGAGGGGCGATTATAACTACTGTTGTATCAGGGGCTGGAAGAACAGGAGATTCAAATGCAACATTTAAAATTCTTGATAGAACTTACAAATATGGAGGTCTTTTATATTTATTAAGTCAACTAGTTTCATCTGCAGATGACCCTGCTGAAATGGACGAAGGTGTATTAAAAAAGATAGCAAGCATGCTTATAAGGTCAAATTTTGGAGGAGATATAGCAGATTTAGCAGCTATGTTTACAGGTCATAACAGAGGAGCTGTAGATGTAATGGATATTGGATTTTATGTTAGTACTGGGGCATTGCAAATAGCGGAAGCAGCGGGATTATTGTTTGAGGCAGGTAAAGGAACTTTAAAACAAGTAGCAGAACCAGATGTTACATTTTACAAATCAGGATATTTTGGAAGAAAATTAAGAGCTTCAATCCCTCCAGAAAAAGCACTTGAAGATGCTGTTAAAGGTATTTTTTCTACATATAGAGGTATGACCGATTTACATAATGCATACACAAAGCCTTATATGAATGTTAAAAATCAAATAAGAACATATCAAAAAGATTTTAAAAAATTCTATGGAGATATTTCTGCGGGGTCTTTTCCAGAGCACATCAAACAATCAGAATTAGCAGGAGTAGATTATGCTTTTGAACTTATGAGAGTTGATGAAAACGGAAACATAAAAAATCCAGGAGATGTGACTGTTTTCTGTGATGCTATCAAAGATGCATATAATGTTGCTATAGAAACAAGAATGCGTCTTTATGGAGATGATTTTTCTAAAGCAAAAAAAAGTGCTATGTCTTCAATAGTTAGTAAATTAAAATCATTAAATCCTATATTAAATGGTAGAGGAATATATATAGATGAAAAACAATTAGACAGAGTTAGAAAAAGCAGTATTTTAGAAATAGCTGAAAAACAAATGTTTAACGTAAATCTTAAAAGAATGGAGTCAAAATTAAGCCCTGCAGAATTAAATCAATGGATAAAAGAAAATAAACCTGTAGGAATGTCTGAAAGAGAATTGTTTTTTAAATATATGGAAGAAAAAGCACTTAGACAAGGTTACAAAAAAGATGAATACACATCTGTATTAGTTAAAGGAGAAAAGATGTATAATGCTAAAGTAGATGCATTTTTATTACATTGGGACAATTATGTTAAAACAAACATATCTCCAAAAGCAGAAAACTATCAAGAATTTCAAAGTCTTGTGCCTTTTATTGCTAAAAAGCTAGGGCCTGAAGTTCAAGAGCATTTAACATTTTTAGAAAATTATAATAAAAATTTAAAAAACATGCTAATGAATAAATCAGAAAAAGAACTCAAAGGAGAAATTTTTAACATTTATCCAGGAGCAGGCGAGTTATTAAGCAAATTTAAACCAACATACTTTAAACCAGAAAACTGGAAAGGACATTGGCAAGGTCATTGGAATAGAGCAATGTATGATAAAATTATTGAAGAACATAAAAAATCAAAATAACTCTTTAATTGGCAATAAAACCAATTGACTCATATTATCATCACCACCCATAACCATTTTTAATTTACCTTGATTTTGCCTCTTTTTTATTAAAGCTCTTAATTCATCAACTTTAAATATAAATCCGCCCTTAATCACGTTATTTACAGACAATAAATGTATCCATACACTTGCTTTGGTTGTAGATAAACCAGATGGTTGTCTTTTATATCTTATTTCAATACAAATATTGCCAGTTGTTTCCCATATATCTCTTTCTGTTTTTATCTCTATTTTTGTGTTGCCTTCAAATAATTGCTGAGTAAACTCCTCACCTATCCTTCCAAACAACATATCTTCTTTTACCTTTAAGTCGTGTGACTTACAATATCCTTCTTCTAATGGCATCCATTCTCCTTCATGCTCTATATAAGCATTGTCTTTGTATTTGTTATAAATATCAATTAGTTTTATCACTTAGTCCAGCACCTTCAATCGGTAAATGCACTTCTGCAGTAGCTTCACAGTTTGAACAAGAGAAACTACTTATAATACCTTTTCCCTCAAGTCCGTAATCCTCATAATCAAAATCATTGCCCCATATCATATCGTGTCTACAATGCCAGCATTTCATTTATCTATCTCCCCATATTTAGATTTGTATCTTTGCATAAGCATTCCAGCTTCAGATGTTTTTTTAATCTTTATCAAATGCTCTATTTGCTTTTGCAGCTTTCTTTTTTCTGTATTTAATTTTACTTTCTCTCTTTTTTTTTGGTTTGCTTGTCTTTTATTCCCCATCAAAATATCCTTCCTTTGCATAATGTGCAATCAATATTGCATCAGCAGTTGCTAGTGTTATCTTTTTAAGGTTAGGATATAACTCCTTAGCTTTATCTTTAAGCCAATTCTTTCTATCCCTTGATATCATTCCTTTAGGACAGCCAAACCATTTCATCCAGTTGTTAGGTAGTTCTGTGTATGTTTTTACTTCATGTGATGCAGCTATGCCTAACCATTGTCCATAATTAACACCGTATGTAAATGCCCTACTTGATGCATTGTTAGGTCTTGCCCAAACTCTCTCCATCAAAAACTTTACATCTTCTGGTGCTGTGTCTCCTATTGCAGATAAAAAAGTTGCCGCCATATCTACAACCTTCTTAGGACATTTTACAGCTTGTATATCTCCTTGTTCATCAATTACAGTTAAACCACCGCTAACACCTGGGTCAACTCCTATGTACTTAAAATGGGATTTTTCCATCAATCATCTCCTCTATTGAATTAAATATTTTACATTTATTGCCTTGATATCCTAAATCTACAGAACCACTATCTCCATATCTGACCTTACCCGCAGATATTGTTAGGACATTCTTGCCTTTTCCTTTTTCTCCTTGCACCTTATAATCATAGTATGTAAAGAATACATTCTCAGCAACTTGTTCTATCGCTCCACTCTCTGCTAAATCAGATAGTTGTGGCTCAAATGTTTTGCCTCTATATTCTATACCTCTATTCAATTGTGATGCTAAAACCACAACAGCACCAGTTTCTTTTGCTAACCATTTATAATCATTAACAAGCTGTTCTATTTGCAGTCTTCTCTGGTCTTCCTTGCCTTCGTATGAAATCAACTGGATGTAATCATCGAATATAACATCTGGCTTAAATTTCTTAATCTCACTTGCAGACACACTAAAATCTCTAATATTATCAAACATCAAAAACTTATCGCCACTATATTTTCTTTTGATAAACTCTAACGTTCTATTGACTTCTTGTAAATCATTATTATTAAAGACATTCTTTCTTACCATAGAATATGATAGTTCTTGTGATTCTAAACATATAATCTTTTTAAGTAGTTCTGAATTAGGCAACTCTCTACTAAAAAACATCGCCTTGTGTCCAGATTCCAATACATTTGCCAGCATATTTATAAGAACAGTTGTCTTGCCATGTCCAGGTCTACCACCTACTATGGTTATCTCTCCTCTAGTCAGTCCACCAGCAAATCTATCAAGACTGCTATATCCAGTTTTTATAAGCTTAGATTCTTTATTCTCTATCGTATCTAATGTTTCAGTAATAATTTCACTTATATCAGATTTAACAGAGGGCCTTATGTCCATCAATTCTCCAAATACAGAATGTGCCTGACTTATAGATTTATATACATCATCATTATTGCCAAGTGCTCTTTCTCTTATTTTATCTGCATGTTCTATTATTTGTCTAAGTAGATATTTCTGATAGACTCGTGTTGCGTAAAAAGATGTCGTCCCTTTTGCACAAGTTTCATTGTGGCAATCCACAACATATATCTTGTCTAGTCCTTCATCTATTTCATCTTGTGTTATTGATGTGCATACGGTTAATACATCTATATGCTCACCTTTCTTTCTCATTTTTGTTATCTTATTCCATAACAATTGTGCCTTGGGTTGATAAAAAACACCTTCTTTTGTAAAGAATCTAGCAACATCTTCATAGTCACCAGGCTGTTTAATTATCGAGCCAAGAACAACATCTTCCGTCTGTTTGTCGTACGGTAATGGTGTTCCCATATTTCTTCTCCTATTGAACAGATTTTTATACTGTTCCTTTTTATTTTAATGAACTTTTATCGTGTGTAATGTTATAATTTTAGACATAAATCCCCTATGAGTCCTAGTAAAAAAAACTCATTTGGGAGGAGATATTGATTTAAAAGATAATTAAATATCTAATGAACCGTATTCTTTCTCCATTAATGTTCTTATTCTAACCATAACGGTGTCAATTAAGTCTTCTGTAATTAAAACATCATTTTCGCTTATATTACCTAAATTTCTTTTGTAATAAGCTAAATCATCTTTTAACCATTCTATGACCAATTCCCTGTCTGATTTCCCTTTGTATCCTCTTGGCAATTATTCTCCAGTATTGCTTGAACTTCATCGGTTAACTTCTCTAACTCTACTTCGTTTACTTTATATACCATACTTTCATCGCTTGTAGGTATCAGAGTTATAGGCTCTCCCTTGAAGTAAAGTCCCCAATTATTACTGTTGAGAACCTTGAGGATTGTTGTTTTAATATTATCCATTTTGTTTTCCTCTTTTTCTATTACTGCTCTTTTTTTTTCTAACTTTTCTTCGTGATTGAGAGCATCATCAATACAAAGAAATCTTTTATCATCACTTGTCAGCCACACTATCGTCAGTTCGTGTTTTAGCATCTTCTTCAGCTCTTTTGTCAATGTATTTTCCAAGTTTTTTTTCATGTTTATTCATTTCTATATAACTACTTAGAACCATCTCCATTTGTATCATTCTGTTTTTTAGAATTTCTGTTCTTTCCATCATTTGATTTACTGCTGTTGCTACTTGCCTTATTGTTGGCTTTTTTGCCATCTTTCTTCTCCTTTTTTTCTTCAGTTATTTCCTCTGATTCTTCTTCGTATTCAAAAACAACTTCATTTAATTCATCTAACTTT